TACTTCCAACCGGGGAGAATCTCAGAACAAGCAAATTCAAGCAAAAGAAGACGACCCTAACATAATTGACGAAAACGACATATAATACAGATATATACATAAATAATAAAAAATTAAATAAATAATAAAATGGCAAACATATTAGCTCCTTTCGTAAAAATTGAAGAATCTTTTCAATTCTATTTAAATGGTAGAACTTACGAAATAAAAGAAAATAACGTTGAAATTATTGAAAATCCTAAAAATTCAAATTTGCTATCTGCTATTTCTGCATTTGAAAGCTTTGAGTTTTTAAACGAAACCGTAAGATGGTATCACGGATCTTCTAAATTTATTTACAACATTGAAGAAGGTAAATTTTACAACAATAACACTGAGATTTTAGAATCTTTTTCTAACTTCGCATTAACTAGCGGTTTAGTTAGATACGAAAATAAAAATAAAGCTAAGTTATTTGAAAGTCTTTCCTCTATCATGGAAAACTTTATGATAGTAGATTTCGCTACTACATACAAGAAAGGAGGTGTCACCGTTGATTTATTTAAATTAGATGAAAATCTGTTTATTTCAAGATACAACGAAGACACCAAATTATCTAAATTTTTCTCAGCATCTGCTAATGAAGCCGTAGAATATATTAAAGATGAAACATCTGAAGATGCATCTCCGGTCGTAATGGAAATGTTAGAAGGAGAATTAGCAGAAGAAGCAAAAAAATCTGAAGAGATTTCTAAATATGAAGATATGATTTCTTTCTTAAAAGACCAAAGAGGTTTATTAGCTGAAGCTGATAAATCAATTGAAGAAATTAAAGAAGCTGATTCTTTAATCAATTCTGAAATTAAATCTTGGGAAGAAAAGATTGAAGCATTAAAGGCATAATACGTATCATCGAATTATAAAGAAGGGACCATCGGTCCCTTTTTTAGGTAATAAACTTTTTAACATTTGAGAGTATAATCTCTATAAATAAACAATATGCATTGTGGCTAAAAGAAGAAAATCAAAAAACTATCTAAATAATAGAGATCTTTACGATCAAATGGTTCTTTCTAAAGAGCAGGATAAATTAACCAGAGACGCAGAAAAAATGTTAATTCTTCTCGCAGAAAAGGCAATTAACCGTATGAAATATGTAAGCGAAGACGACAGAAACGATTGTCTACAGTTTGCTATTTTAGATCTTTTAAAATATTGGAGAAATTTTAATCCAAAATATCCAAACGCATTTGCCTATTTTACGGAAATAGCAAAAAGGGGTTATGCAAAGGGATGGAATAAGATTCACCCTCAAAAATATAAAGGAACTTTATCCATAGACAAGGGATCAGGCAACTCTGAAAATCAAACAGGAATTTACAGCATCTAATGTCAATAAAGAATGTTAAACCAACTAAAAATTCAGGATTTAATCAAGGTTATTTTAAACCTAATAATCCTTCTAAATATGCAGGACCTACTCCTATCATATATAGAAGTTCCTGGGAACGTAAGTTTATGATGTGGTGTGACAAAAATGAAAAAGTAAGTATGTGGTCAAGTGAACCAGTTGAAATACCCTATTGGTCAAGGCAAGATTCTACTAAAAGAAAATATTATCCTGATTTTTATTTTAAAGCAATTCAACCCGATGACAGTGTTAAAGAATATTTAGTAGAAATTAAACCAAAACAACAAATTCAGAAGCCTGAACCACCTAAGGTAAATTCTAAAAAAGCACTAAAATCTTATAAGTTTTTGGCTGAGCAATACGTTAAAAATATGGATAAATATAATGCAGCTAAAGAATTCTGTTCTCAGCGAAATTGGAATTTTATAGTATTAACAGAAGAAACGATAATCAATGGATTACATTAAACATATAAATTTTAAAACATGATAGCAGTATTTGATGATTTTATACAAGACGAACAATTATTAAAAGACATTTTAAAAGAAGGAGATAACTTTTATGTTCCAACAGGGGATTATAAATATTGGAAAGGATGGTGGAATAAACCTGCCGCAAATATTAAGCAAAGATTGGCAGAATATATCTGGAAAGATAATCTTCCAGTTAAATTAAACATGGAAGTTAATGGATTTGAATATTGGACGGGTTTACAAACCGCAGCAGAAGATGGTAGAAGAAATTATTTAGAACTACACTTTGACGATGACGTACAGTATAGACAAAAAACAGGAAATAGAATGTTTCCAGTTTTAGGATGTGTTTACTATCCACCTGGTTTTGATTTTAAAGGAGGAGATTTACACATTTATACAGACGGAGAAGAAAACACACCAGAGGTTATTAAAACTAGACCAAATAGATTAGTTATTTTTAACCCAGGTGAAGTTGTTCACGGAGTTGACACTGTAACTGAAGGAAAAAGAGGAGCAATTGCAATAAACGTATGGGCTGAAGAGCCATGGTCAGTTGGCCAAGGTTTTATTAAAGTTGAATAAACAGGATTAATGGGCTACATTAAGGAAGAAATTAAAAAATTAGTAAAGGGTAAGGGTAAGGCTAAAGCGTCTAAGGAATCTTTATCTTGGTTCGAAGATAGTCTTAATGATAGAAAGAATAAATCCGTTATGCCAATAAGGTCTAGGTTTATTCCAGGTAAAATGTATATTTTTGAATATAACCCAATTACTGAAGGTATTCCATGGTATGATGATAATCCTATTGTTTTGGCATTAGACCCGTATGACGGAGATGATATAGGAATAAATGTTTCCATGTTACCTCCTAAGTTTAGAGAACAATTTTTAGATGAAATATATGACAGATATCAATCTACAATAAAAAGAGCTTCAAAGACGGATAATGCTAAAAATCAACGAGGATTATTAACATTTTCATATCAAGGAGCTAAGGCATATTTAGAGCAACGTGGATATGATTTTGCAATTAGAAGATATAAACCTTCTAGAAAATCAAATCAGGCAGTGATTGCATATAAAGATTGGTGTAAAATAGCTATTTGTGATTTTAATTCTTTAAATGGAATAACAAAAAATGAGCTAAATAGATTATTTGAAGATCATCGTAGAAAGAAGAATATATAAAGAGAAAGTATAATACAATTGTAAATTTAACACATGGCAGGTTTTATAGAAAGAAATGGACCATTAAGTACCGGTAAAAGACCGTTCACCTTAAGTGATACACTAAAAAGACTCTCGTCTTTTGGAATGTATTACGATGATTTAGTCTTAAGGCAGTCTCAGGCAATAGGTCCAGTAGAAGATGAATTTGGATATGGCCAAATGAATCAAATGGGTCTAGACGACGATAATATGTATGGCGCATTCGCCGCATTATCGATGGCAGACACCAACATGAGAAAAAATATTCCTTTCTTTGATCAAGGCTATGAAGGTAAAAGAGACGAATTAAGAAGATTTTCAACCCATGACGAAATAGAAGATATATTAGATATTTTATGTGATGAGTCTATCGTATATGATAACAAAAACTTTATTGGAAATCCAGAACTTATTGGAATGGATGTTTCTGAAGAAGTTACTAAATATTTAAATAAATCTTTTAGGGATATTTACCAATACTTTGGTTTTAATCAAGATCAATCAGCATGGTACTTCTTTAGAAAATTCTTAATTGATGGTTATCTTTCTTTTGAAATTATTTATAGCCCTGAGCAAGATCAGATTATAGGATTTAAAGAAATAGATCCTATTACATTAATGCCAGGTTATAATAAAGATGACGGTAAAAAGGTATGGATTCAATTTAAAGACGATCCGGTTAAGGAGAGGGTCCTATATGATTCACAGATCATCTATCTTTCTTATTCTTCAATAACCACTGCATCTAGGGTAAGTTACTTAGAAAGACTCGTAAGAGCCTTTAACTTGATGAGAATTATGGAACATACTAGAGTTATCTGGGCAGTTACTAATTCTTCGTATAGAATGAAGTTTATTATTCCTGTTGGTGGTAAATCTAAAACAAGAGCAAAACAATCTCTTGCACAATTAATGGGTAATTATAAAGAAGTTGTAGACTTTGATTGGGATTCAGCTACATTAGCGACTAATGGAAAACCAATGCTTCAATTTAACAAAGAATACTGGTTACCATCTAAAGAAGGAGAATCTCCAGAGATTGAAACTTTAGGAGGAGACGGTCCTGAATTATCAGATACAGAAGCACTTAAATATTTCAATGATAAATTAAAAATGGTTTCTAAAATACCATTCAATAGATTTATGTATGAAGACGGTGGAGGTGACTTTAATTTAGCAGCCGATGGTATGATTAGAGATGAAATTAAGTTTTCTAAATTTATCAAAAGATTACGTTCTTCTTTCCAAGAAATTTTAGTAAAACCACTATGGTTACAAATGTGTCTTAAGTTTCCTGAATTTAAAGATGATGCAGGGTTTAGAACTCAAATAGCTATTCAATTTAATGAAGAGAATATGTTTGCTGAATTAAAGCAGATGGAAATCATGGAGAAACGATTAGACTTTATATCTACAATGCAAGATTCTCTAATGAAAACAGATCCAGTTACTATGGAAGAAATGCCATACTTTGATATGGAATTCTTAGTTGATAGATACTTGAAATTATCACCTGACGATAAAGCAGCTAATTTATCATATAGACAAAGACAGGCTAAAGAAGATGCAGAAGAACCAGAGGTAGATCCAATGGACATGGGCTTCTAGAAAAAGAATATATAATCAATAGTGAAAATATAAAATAAGATGGCAATAATATTTTACGTAAGCGAAAAGAATAGCGAATATACTCAAATCAATTTTTTCAAGACAGAAAAAGAAGCATTGAAATATGGTATATCTAAATGGTCAGATTTTGACATGTTTGGTGACCCAGACAGCAAAGAAGATTCATACGACGAGGATAACGATACATGGTGGGAAGGTGAATCTATTAACCCAAGGGGAGATGGACTTTTAATGTCATGGGAAGAAGATCGAGTATATCTACAGAGTGCTGATGACGAAGAGGCAAGAAAATTCATACGAGGTTCAAAGCACTGGAGTCGAGGTTCCGCCATTTTCTTTGATAGTTTCAAAAAAGGTATGTACGGGATTTTAGGTAATGGAACAATAGAAGGTAAAGGTTACACATGGACATTTGAAAAAGGTAAGGTTAATGAATCATATACTGAAATGAAACACTTACAAACATTTAAAAATTATTCTTCAATAAAGGAAGATGCCAGAGAAGTAGGTGAAGAATCTGACGTTATCGTTGATGACATTCTCCTAGATTCAGGTGAAAAGATTAAATCAGCTGAAATCATAGGAGTTATTAAAACTAGCAAGACTGAAAAGGAATTTAAAGAATATTTCTATGATGAATATGGAAATAACGCATTCACGGAAGAGGATATGCAGACTCTTGTAAAGTATTATTTAGAAGTAGAAACAGAAGAAACTGCTAAAGAAACTGAAGAAGAGGAAGAAGAAAAGAAGAAAGAAGACGGTGAAGAATCAGGTGGTGATTTATCTGGCGATTTAGCAGATTTAGAAATATAGAAAAAATGAAAAATCATTATTCTTCAAAAGATATATAAACAAACATAGTATCAAAATATATGAATACGAAAAACAATCTATTAATCCTAGAAAGATCTTCTAGTGAACTGGAATTTAAACAAAAGGATGGTATATACGTCCTTGAAGGAGTTTTTGGTGAAATTGACAAAAAGAATAGAAACAATAGAATCTATACTGAGTCAGAATACGTTCCTCAAATTGAAGCTCTTCAAGCGAAGATAGGTTCTTCTAAACTATTAGGAGAATTAGACCACCCTCAAACATTTGATGTATCTTTAAAGAATGTATCTCACATTATTGAAGAATTATCATATGATAAAGAAACAAAACAAGTAAAGGGTAAGATCAGATTATTAGATACAGAAGCAGGCCGCCAGGCTAAAGCTTTAGTTGATGCTGGTGTTCCTCTTCAAATTTCATCTAGAGCAGCTGGTCAAGTTGAATCTAATGGAACTGTTAAAATTAAACAATTATTTACGTATGATTTAGTTGCAGATCCAGGTTTTGAAAATGCAGAATTAAAAAGAGTAAATGAATCATTTGGATTCGAAAACGATTCTGACATTCAAATCTATGAAATTAGCGATACAAAAGAACTTTTAACAACCGAAAATAAAACTGAAACAAAAATGGCTGAATCAAAATTCGTAAGTACAGAAGATTTTAACAAATATTCACAGTACTTATCAAGCGAAATCAAGTCTCTTAAAGAAGAAGTAACTTCTTTAACTGGAGACGAATCTGTTAAGTCTGAAGTTGAAAGCGTTAAAGAATATTCAAACTATCTTGCTGAAAAATTAGAAAAAACAATTGAATACTCTGCATATTTAGCCGAAAACTTAGATAACACGATTACAACAAATAACGAAATATCTGAGAAATTAGATAATAGCATTTCATACTCTGAGCATATTGCTGAAGGTGTTGAATCAATTAAAGATTACACTAACTATTTAGCAGAATCTTACAACGAAGGTGCTACAACACATGAAAACTTATTAAAATACATTGACTATTTAAAAGAAAACTTAGAAAAAGTTACTGAATATGCAGAATACGTTGCAGAAACAGTTAATTCTAACTTATTACTAGAAGATGAAGCTGGTAAAGAAGTTGAAGAAATTGAAGATGAAGACGATTCTACAGATGTTACTGAACCTACAGTTGATGCTGAAGGAAATGAACTAGATCATGGTGGCGAAGTTGAAGATAAATCTGACGAATTAGAAGATGAGTTAGAAGATACAGTTGACGATGCAGGTGATGAAGAAATTTCTGAAGAAGAAGACGTTGAAGCAGTTGAAGAAACTGAAGAAGAAGACGTTGAAGAAGGTAATGCATTTGGTGCTGCAAGAGCAAAAGCTATCGCAGACGGAGAAGAAGAATTTACAGTAGATGGAGAAACTTTCAAAGTTAAAGATGTTGACGCTGAAGATAAAGAAAATGCTGAAGAGTTTGTAGAAGAAGAAGTTGAAGCTACAGAAGAATCAGAAGAAGTTGAAGCTACTGAAGAATCAGAAGAATCAGAAGACGTTGAAGAAGCAGTAGATGCATTAGATTCATACAAATCTGAAATTACTTCTAAATTATCTGCTTTAATTGAAAAAGCAACTGCTAAAGAAAATTCTAATCCTCATTTCTTTAGATTTATTTCTGAAGCTAAGAAATCAGAATACAATGAATTATCTACTGAAGATCAATCTACAGTATTAAAGGCAGTAGAAGGTAAAGGATTCTTAACAGAAGGACAAATTATTACTCTATGGAATTCTTCATTAATCAAAGCTGATAACACTAGCGAACCTAATGTTATTGCAATGATGCCAGAAGAATATAAAGAAACATGGTCTAAATTATCTGAAGCTAAGAAAACAGCTCTTTTAGCACAATCTAAATATCATAAGTTAGAAACTTCTTATCAAGTAAGAAACTTCTGGCAAACTAGAGATCTTAGAGACGTTGCAGTAGTTATGGAAAAAGTAGAAACGGTAAATGAAGCTGCAGTTGAAGCTCCAGCTAAAAAACCTTTATACGATTTAACTAACGTAAAAGAAGAACTAGCTAAGAAATTTAAGAAGTAATATCTTAATATTTTAAGAAAAACGTAAAAAACGTAAATATAATAACAATATATAGTATATCGATAATCAGATAAGAAGAAAAAATCTGACATACATCGAGAAGATCTGAAAAGATCGATTTAAACAACCATTAAAAAAAACAAAATAATAAAATGGCAAATTTAATTAACTCTGCAGAAGTTAGAGAAACTTGGGCTCCGATCATCGAATCAGCTACAGGTATCAACGAAGCAGAAAAACTAGCGTGGATGTCAGAATACTGTCATAACCACAAACTTTATGAAGATGCTCACGTCATGGCTTTAGGCGATGCTGGTAACATCTTTGGTATGGGTCCTGCTACATTACCTTCAGTTGACGCTAACGGTAATGCAGTAAACGGTTCAGGTGATAAAGCTCCAACTTTATTACCATTAGCAATGCAAGTTGCTGCACAAACTATCGGTTTAGACTTAGTACCAGTTGTACCAATGGCTGGACCAATGGGTCTTTTATCTTACTTAGACTTCGTTTACGAAGGTGGTAAAATAGCTGGTACTACTGCTCCAACTTACGTAAAAGCTTCTGCTGCTCCAAATGACGGTAGAGATGCAATAGGTGAGTCAAGATTAGATGGTATGTCAATCTATGACGTTTCTGACGTTTCAGGTACTATCTCTGCTGCTTTCCCAGACGGCACTAATATCGAATTAGTAAAAGCTTTAGAAGACCACATTAAAGGTTTTGCTGCTGCTGATAAGGATGGTAATCCATTCTCAAGAGAAGCTGGTGAACAGACTCCTGACAACATCATGGGTCTTTCTTTATTCTCAAAAAGTGTTGCTGCTGAAACTTTCCAAGTTGCTGCTGCAGTTACTAGAGAGCAAGTACAAGATTTAAAACAATTCGGTGTTGACGCTGTTGCTCAAGTTGAGTCAGTATTAACTAACGAATTAACTCAGTCAATCAACAACTTAATCTTAGCTAAACTTAATTCTTTAGGTAAAACTAACGTTACTCAATCAGGTGCTTCTTTAGACTTAAACTTAGGTCAAGGTGCATTAGGTGGTGAGACTATCGCTTCTAACCATAGAAGAATCTTAACTTCAATCCTTGCTGCTGCGAACTTTATCGCAAACAGAGGTAGAAGAGGTGCAGGTAACTTCTGTGTTGTAGGTCCTAAAGTGGCTACAGCTTTACAATCAGTTGCTGGTTTCGTTGCTAACCCAATGGCTAACACATTATCACAAGCAGCAGGTGCAATCTACCCAGTAGGTTCTGTAGCTGGTGTAAATATCTACACTGACCCAAGACAAGAATGGGACAATGCTAACGGTTACGAAGTAGTAGTTGGTAGAAAAGGTGACGGTAATGGTCCTGGATTAGTATTCATGCCTTACTTAATGGCTGAATCAGTACAAACAATCGCTGAAGGAACTATGGCTCCTAAAGTTGCTGTTAAATCTAGATTCGCATTAGTTGAAGCAGGTTTCCACCCAG